GCTTTGACTTTGATGCTGCTTCGGTTGGCGCGTTTGTGTCGCCTACCGTTGCTGAACTTCCGCTCACTGTCACTTCGGCTGACACCCTTGACGTTCTGCTTGCTACGCAAACGGGTACGCTCACTGGTGGTAAGCTCCGTATCTGGGTTCTGCTCATGGACATCGCTGATCTTGGTGCCGATGACCGTGAAGCTAACGAAGTTGATCGCGATCAGCTTGCGTAATATACTAACGGGGAGGGTGGCATTTAGTTGCCCTCCCCATATTCACATGTAGGATAGCCTCTGTGTCAACTACTTACATTACTCTTGTGAATGAACTGCTTCGTCGTTTGAACGAAGTGCAGCTTGACACTGGTGGTCAGGGCTTCACTACTGTGCGTAACGTGCAGGCTTTGGCTAAGGATGCAATCAATAGCTCCATTCGTCTTATCCTGCATGACGGCCAAGAGTGGCCCTTTCTTAAAACTACAACTACACAAACGCTTACTGCTGGCACTTCAACCTACAGCTTCCCTGCTGATCTTGCAACAGTAGATTGGACTACGTTCTACATCCGTAAGCTGACCTCTGTTGACAATGAGCCTATGAAGCTGCATGTGTTGACATACGAAGACTACATCAGCAACTATCGTCCTTTTGATGATGTTGCCCCTGCTGGTGGCCTTGAAGTGCCGCGTTATGTTTACCAGACGTTTGAGAGCAAGTTTGGTGTGACGCCGCTGCCGAATGACGCTTACGTTGTTGAATATGTTTACTGGTCGTATCCTTCTGATCTGACTAGCTTCAACGATGTATCAGTCATCCCTGATCGTTTCAGAAATGTAATTCTAGATGGTGCCATGATGTTTATGATGCGCCATCGTTCTAATGAGCAGAGTGCCGCTATCCATCAAGGTAACTTTGAGAACGGCATCCGCATGATGCGTAGGCTGCTGCTTGATGATCCTCTGTATATGCGTAGCACCTACATTGAGCGTCCTATCAAGCCGTACTCTGTGTTCTAACATATGGCTGACAATCTTGCATCATTCAAGGTCTTTTGCGCTGGTGGCCTGAACACTAGCCGTGACGTGCTGTCACAAGGTGAACTTACTCCCGGCAGTGCTATTCGTCTTGTCAACTACGAGCCAGCCGTTACTGGTGGCTATCGTCGTATCAGTGGATACGCTAATGACTATGGCACCGTTCCGGGTCAAGGCTCTGTGTTGGGAGTATGTGTCGCCAATGGAATTAACGATGGTATACTTGCTTGTCGTCGCCCTACAGCCGGTAATAACTATCTCCATTATTGGAATGATGCAACAGACGCATGGGTTGCTGTAACAACCGCTGGCTCCCCTACTATGGTAGGTGTCACTAAGGTTCGTTTTACTCGGCTGAATTGGGGTTCACCTAAAGTTGTTCTGACTGACGGCATTAACCCTGCTGCTACCTATGACGGCACTACGTATACGCAGATCACTGATGCTAACGCTCCCACTGATCCTAAATATAGCGCAGTGTTTCAGAACCATCTGTTTCTAGCGGGTGATCCTGCAGATAACTACAATCTGTACTTCAGTGCGCCTTATGCTGAAACTAACTTCAGCCCTGCTGCTGGTGCGGGTGTCATCAACGTAGGCTTCCCTATTGTTCAGATCAAGCCCTTTCGTGATGCACTGTATATCTTTGGTGTCAACAATATCAAGAAGTTGATTGGCAACAGCATTGCCAACTTTGTGCTTGAGAATGTCACTGACAATCTTGGCTGTCTTGCATCAGATAGTGTCATCGAGATTGGTGGCGATCTGTTGTTTCTGTCTCAAGATGGTGTGCGTCCTGTTAGTGGAACAGATCGCATTGGTGACGTTAATCTTGAAACAGTATCTAAAGACATTCAGTCTGTGTTTACTGATGTTGTTTTTGATGTTGACCTTGAAGCCCTCAATGCTGTAGTCATTCGACAGAAGTCACAGTTTCGTTACTTTTTTGCCTCAGATGATGTCGGTATCATTGGTGGCTTTAGGCAGACACAAGGCGGCATTGGGCTTGAGTTTGGGCAGCTTATTGGCATTGCTGTAACTTGTGCTGACAGTGGCTACATTGGACAGTTTGAATATGTCCTTCATGGTGCCGCTGATGGTAAGGTGTATCGTCAAGAAAGAGGCAATAGCTTTGGTGGTACTGACATTTTCAGTTTGTATCAGACCCCTTACTACCACATGGAAGACCCAGAGCAGCGCAAGATTTTTTACGAACTTGCTACGTACATGCGGTCAGAGGGTGACAATACTGTTGTGCTTTCTGTCAAATATGACTACGAAGATTTCAACACGCTTAACCCTACAAACTACAACCTAATCACAACGGGTGCTGCTGCATACTACAACGAAGCTATATATGACAGCACTGCTATTTATGACGGTAATCCGTCGCCAGTTGTTCGTACTAACATTGCTGGTTCAGGCTTTGCTGCCTCATTCCGTTTCGTTACTAATGGGCAAGACGCTAGTCATAGCATTCAAGGATTGGTCATCACATTTGGTGTTGGCGACAGGAGATAACTAATGTCAGGATATGATCGTCAGTCTGTGGCCGATATTGTTGCCACCGAAGTCGTTAAAGCTGCTCCGCTTAACGCAGAGTTTAACGCTCTTCGTGATGCTTTCATTGTAGCATCTGGGCACAAGCATGATGGCAGTGCGGAAGAAGGTGCATATGTTCCGCTCATCTCTGACTCTGACGCCTACAACAAAGTCGTAATCGACAGTGGCAACAATCGTGTACAATTCTTCGTTGAAGTATCTAGTGCTGCTGCCGAGCAACTGCGGCTGCAAGATGGTGTGCTTGTTCCTGTAACTGACAATGACATTGATCTTGGTACCAGCGGTGTTGAGTTCAAAGACTTGTATCTTGATGGCACAGCTAAAATTGACACATTGACTGTCGATGAGACTGCTACCATTGCTGGCACTTTGGGTGTCACTGGTAATGTCACTCTCACTGCTGACCTGACTGTAAATGGCAACACTACAATCGGTGATGCTGCTACGGATACTGTAACCATCACTGCTGATGTTGCGTCTCCGTTGATCCCTTCTGCTGATGACACCTATGACATTGGTGCTGTAGGCTCTGAGTGGCGTAATCTTTACGTTGACGGCACTGCCAACATTGACAGCCTCATTGCTGACACTGCTGACATTAATGCTGGTACCATTGACGGCACAGCCATTGGTGGCAACAGTGCTGCTGCTGGTGCTTTCACTACACTCTCTGCATCGGGTGCTGCTACGCTCAGCGGTAACACGACTGTTGGTGGCACGTTGGGTGTCACCAGTGCTGCCACATTCAGCAACAATATCACTGTAACGGGCAATGCTACAGTCAATGGCAACACGACACTTGGTGATGCTAACACAGATACTGTTACTGTTACTGCCCGTATTGCATCTGCTCTTGTGCCGTCTACTGATGATGCTCGTGATCTTGGCACAACGACACTTGAGTGGCGTGATCTGTTTATTGATGGTACTGCCAATATTGACAGCCTTGTTGCTGACACTGCTGATATCAATGGTGGTACGATTGATGGTGTAACTATCGGTGGAGCAAGTGCTGCTGCAGGTACGTTTACCAATCTTACATCCAATGGCACTTCTACTCATGCTACAGTAGATATTAATGGCGGTAACATTGATGGCACCATTATCGGTGCTGCATCTGCTGCTGCTATCACTGGCACTACAATTACAGCTAACAGTGGCTTCACTGGCGCTCTTACTGGTAACGTGACAGGCAATGTAACAGGCAATGTCACTGGTGATCTTACTGGTAACGTAACAGGTGGCGTGACAGGCAACGTAACGGGTAATGTTACTGGCAACGTGACGGGCAATCTCACTGGTAACGTCACTGCCACTACTGGCACTAGCTCCTTTGCTGCTGTGACTACAAGCGGCAATGTCACCGTTGGTGGTGATCTTACCGTCAATGGCACCACTACGACAATTAGCACCACAAACACTGTTGTGGAAGATGCTCTCATTGAACTCGGCAATGGCACCACTGGTTCGCCTACTAACGATGCAGGTATTGTCATTGAGCGTGGCACTGACGCTAACGCATTCATTGGCTTCGATGAAAGTGCAGACAAGTTTATCGTAGGCACGGGCAGCTTCACTGGAGCATCCACTGGTGATCTGACGATTACTACAGGCACCCTTGTTGCTAACATTGAAGGTAACGTCACTGGTGCGCTTACTGGTAATGCTTCCACTGCAACTACTCTTCAAACTGCACGTAATATTGCTGGGCAGTCTTTCAATGGCTCGGCAGACATTAGCATTGCACCCACTGATCTGACAGGTGTCACTGCTACTGCCTCTGAAATTAACATCATTGATGGCAGCACTGCTGCAACTGCTACTACACTTGTAGACACTGACACTGTTATTGTCAATGATGCAGGCACAATGAAGCAGGTTGCGCTGTCTGACTTTGAAACATTCTTTGAGTCTGCGCTTGACACACTGAGCAATGTCACTACTGTTGGTGCGCTTAATGCGGGCAGCATCACGAGTGGCTTTGGCAGCATTGACGTTGGTGCAGATGCTATTTCTACAACTGGTACGATTACGTTTGGTACTCTGTCTGATGGCACAGATAGCATAAACAATATCGTTACTAGTGTTGGCGTAAGTTCTACTAACTCTGAACTGCCTACTGCTGCTGCCGTTGAAGCACGTATTCAAGCAGTCAATGGCACTGCTAACAATGTCACTGGCCTCACTGCAACTGGCGCTGAACTCAATGTGCTTGATGGTGATACATCGCCTGCAAGTGTCACTCTTGTTGGCACGGATGGCTTCCCTGTTAATGATGCAGGCACCACAAAGCTGGCACTCATTAGTGACATCAGCACGTACATTCAAGGCCAAACTGTTTCGTTCACCAATGCTACACTGACTACACCTACAGTGTCGGGTCTGTATCTGTCTGACTCTGGCTTTGTGGTTGAAGGCTCGTCTGCTGATGCCAATGAAACTACTGTAACCTTCACTAACCCCACTACAGATCGCACTATTACATTCCCTGATGCAACAGGCACTGTGCTAATTGATACCAATATTGGTTCAACTGTTCAGGCGTATGATGCTGATCTTTCCGCTATTGCAGGACTTGCTGTCACAGATGGCAATTTTATTGTTGGTAATGGTTCAACATGGGTTGCAGAAAGTGGTAATACTGCTATACTATCTCTAGGAATAACTGCTACTTCTACAGAACTTAATGTATTAGATGGCATCACTGCATCTACTACTGAACTTAACTACGTTGATGGCGTGACATCTGCCATTCAAACACAACTTGATGCTAAGGCAACTACTGGTAAAGCTATCGCTATGGCGCTAGTCTTCGGATAAGCATTTGAAATAAAAGGGTTTTTCTATGGCTGCTCCTAATCTTGTAAACGTGGCAACAATCACTGCTAAAGCTGCAGTGGTTGATCTTACCACAACTAACGCAACCCTTGTTGTTGAAAACCCTGCTGCCAGCAACAAGGTGTTCAAGATCAATTCACTCATCGTGTCTAACGTAGACGGCACTAATGCTGCTGATATCACTGTCAGCTTCTACAGCGAAGACAACATTGGTGGCACTGCTACTCAGATTGTCAGCACTGTGTCTGTGCCTGCTGATGCCTCTCTTGTTGTGATTGACAAGAATACGTCAATCTATCTAGAAGAGGATCGCAGCATTGGTGCTACTGCAGGCAGCGCCAGTGATCTAAAAGTTATCGTGAGCTACGAAGAGCTTAGCTGATGTCTCGTAATGGCGGCATCCTTAGTGGCGGCTTCAACGGCCTTCGTGCGCCGGATGCACCTACTATTACAGGTGTTACTACAAGCATCGGCTCTGCGTCTGTCGCCTTCACCGCGCCCTCTAACACGGGCGACGGGGCGATTACGTCGTATGTGGTGACGGCTGTCGACGAGAGCAGCGGCGTTTCGACGGGCGTTTCCGGCGCGTCGTCTCCGATCAGCATCTCGCCCGGCGTTGGTACGTTTAAGATCCGTATGCAGGCGTTGAACCCCTACGGGCCGGGGCGGCTGACGGAGTATGATACGGGAAACGTAATTAACTACAATGGAGCGGAATTGTGGGCTTGGGGTCGTAACTATTCTGGTCAACTCGGTACTGGAAACGTCGTATATCGTTCGAGTCCTGTTCAAATAGGTGCGCTGACAACATGGTCTCAGGTTGCCACAGGTAGCAATCACACTGTTTCGATCAAGTCAGACGGCACTCTATGGGAATGGGGCATCAACACATATGGACAAATAGGCGACAATACTGTCGTGAATCGTTCCAGCCCTGTTCAGATCGGAATACTTACAGATTGGGCACAGGTTTCTGCTGGCGGATACCATACAGTTTCTCTCAAAACTAGTGGAGCTCTTTGGTCTTGGGGGGACAACAATATAAATGGTCAACTCGGTGACGGCACAACTGTTCGTCGTTCAAGCCCTGTTCAGGTTGGAGCGTTAACAAATTGGTCTCAAATTTCTGCTGGCGGCAATCACACCACTTCAATTAAGGAAGACAACACTCTGTGGGTTTGGGGGGCCAATGGAAGTGGTCGACTTGGAGACAACTCGACAACTAACAAGTCCAGCCCAGTTCAGATTGGCGCTTTGACTAACTGGTCACAAGTGTCTGCTGGACTGGAGCACACTGCGGCCATCAAAGTCGATGGTACATTGTGGGCATGGGGAAACTTTGGAAGCGGTCGTCTCGGGGATAATACCGATGTAAATAAGTCTAGCCCAATTCAGATCGGAGCCTTGACCAATTGGTCGCAAGTTTCTGCTGGAAACTCGCACACTGCGGCGGTAAAAGCAAACGGCACCCTTTGGGCTTGGGGAAGTAACAACGTCGGCGCTGTCGGAGATAACACTTCTATTAACCGCTCCAGCCCTGTTCAAATCGGAGCTTTAACAAACTGGTCTCAAGTTGTAGCGGCCAACTTTCATAGTTCTTCCATCAAGGCCGATGGTACACTTTGGAAATGGGGCAATAATGACCTAGGTCAACTCGGCGACGGCACTCGCACCTACCGCTCCAGTCCCGTTCAGGTTGGATCGCTTACAGATTGGGTTACGGTTGGTAATGGTCCAATGGCTCGTCACACCCTCGCCCTCTACGGAGTAGTCTAAAATGCCGAACTTCTCCGGGGTCTGGAACTTAAAGGATCAGGTGCAGGCCATCGCTGCGGGGCGGTGGACGGGGGTGCCGACGTTCGAGTTGTATGCGTGGGGGGCTAATGGCGTTGCCGTTGGGCGACTTGGCTTGAACGATGTTGCAAACCGTTCCAGCCCTGTTCAAGTCGGTGCCCTTGTTAATTGGCAGCAGGTTTCGGCATCCAGCCATACCGCCGCTCTTAAAACAGATGGTACAATCTGGACTTGGGGTAATAATCCTTCTGGGCAGATGGGCGACGGCACAACTATCTCTAAATCTAGCCCTGTTCAAATTGGCACTCTTACAAACTGGGCGCAAATTTCAGCGGGCGGCAATCACACTGTCGCTGTTACAACCACTGGAGAGTTGTATGCTTGGGGTTCCGCTTCTGCCGGTCGCCTTGGAGATAACACCGTAATCAATAAATCCAGCCCTGTACAAGTCGGGGCTTTAACAAACTGGTCTCAGGTTGCAGGAGGCGACGAACATACGGCAGCAGTTAAATCTGACGGTACGATCTGGGCTTGGGGGGCCAACAATTTGGGCCAGCTTGGCGACGGCACTGTTGTTAATAGATCCAGTCCTGTGCAAATCGGGGGGCTTACTAATTGGTCAAAAGTATCGACGAGCAGCGAAAACACAGCTGCGGTCAAGACTGACGGCACGATTTGGACTTGGGGTTCTGGCGGCTCTGGTCAAATTGGCAACAACGCAACTGCCAATAGATCCAGCCCCATTCAAGTTGGCGCCTTGACAAGTTGGTCATCAATTTCGTCAGGCAATATCTTTACTGTTGCATCCACAACAGGAGGCCAACTGTATGCTTGGGGCAGCAACACGTCTGGTCAAATTGGTGACAATACTATTGTTAACAAGTCCAGCCCAGTTCAAATCGGCGCGCTAACTACATGGTCTCAGGTTGCGGCTGGAGGTTATCACGCTATTGCAATTAAGACCGACGGTACGCTTTGGACTTGGGGTAGTGGGAACTCTGGCCGACTTGGCGACAACA